TCTCATACAATTTATCGTACTCTTTTTGATCAAAGACAGTCGACGTGTAAACGTGTTCTACGGGCTCTTTGAAAAAATGATTGGCTTTTAGTTTCTCCCAGTTCATTACGCCGAGAACAGATTGATAACTTCTTTCTTCCAATCGTCGGCATACTCACAGTCTCGATAACCATCAAACCAAGGACCACCTTCGGTGTAGTGTAATATCTTGGGTTTGCCGTCTTTGGGTTCTTTATACCAACCCACTAACCAGTTGTATTCGTGTGGCAAGGATCCTATCTCATTATCTTCAAGCCAAGAAAATCTGTGTAAGAATTTTGGTGATTGCTTGTTTAAAAATCCAGGGGTCAATATCTTGTTCTTCTCATGGGCACAGTTCCATAACACCATGCTAGACCAGTTTTTCCTTGGATAAGCAGTTTGTAATTGTCCATCCATTTTAATTGAGCCGTCTTCGGGTGTGTAATCGTGTTGCACACAAACTACAGCCTTGGAATCGTCACAGTACTTCTCGAGTTCTTTGACTGGTACCTTCCAGACAAAATCGCAATCACAGAACACTGCCCAACCTTTAAAATTGTTGAGATACGGCACGAAAAATCTTGTGAAGGTAAATTCGGTAGACGCAAGTTTGTCAACATCTCTGGTGTAGATTCCTTTCGCTCTCATCTCGTTCTGTTTCAGTGGTTCTACTATGGCTTCCGGATCTCTACGTCTTATTGAATGTTCGCACACTTGGTACGCTATATCTTCTCTAGAATCCCAACCTACGTAAACTTTCATTTTTTTTCTGATACTATTTGGTGTATGTCTTTCCAATTACTTACACGTATAATGTCAGGATGATCAAAGTCTTGATTGTATGGATGGTCTATTAATATAGGTTTTAAACCGTATTTGAGCCCTGTTACAGCGTTATGAGGCTTGTCCTCGACCCAATACAGCCCGGTGTCGTGAAACTCTGCTAATGCTGAATCTTTGTCAGCACCTGTGCCAAGTATATGGTAATTTGTAAAAATATGCTCACCAAAAAGTTCTCCCAGTCTTCTTTTACGCAACTGCTGTGCCGGTATGTCAGATGTCTGTGATGTAATAGGTATGAAGGTCCACCCTTCTGCGGCTAACAGTTTTACCCACGTCTGTGATTCCAACATCGGTCTCTGGGTGCCCATCCAAGCGCTCCTGTTGAACTCCCTTATGTGTTTTCTGATTTCGTCTTTTGTGACTCCAAAACGTTCTGCCATCTCGTATGTGTTCTGTTTGTCTGGTAGTAGTTTGTATGGATGGTATCTAATCCCCTTTTCGTCGAACAATGTCTTTTGCAACATCCATTTAGTGAAATGTTTTTCCCATTCGAGGAGTACACCGTCTACGTCTGTGAGTATTATTCTATTTGATATCGGCATCTTCCATTCCCGCTACTCTCAGTTTCACGATATTGGTTATCTGCCATTGCTTCTGGTCCAGCCCTTTGGTTATACCTAACCATTGGTTCCTTAACAGTGCGAAGTCGTTGACTATCTTTGTAAGATCCACTACATCATCCTCACCGTCCACGTACTTCTCTGCGTCTCGGCTAGACAGTGCCCTATTGTAGTTCTCTAGGAATTTACGGAATGTCTTTGATCTCAACCTTCTTAACTCAATGTTAAGATATTCCAGTATGGCTTCTAGTTGCTGTAGTTGGCTGAATCTCTCTTCTACTATTCCTGGCAGTGCCGCCGACGCTCGTTCGAGGTTGCCGTAGATCTTGCACTGCTTCCTGGCTTCCAGCAGTTCCTTGTCAAAGTATGCCACGCAGTCTGGTATTTTTGATAAACTTCTACTTACCTCGCTGTACCAATTAATCATCGTCATACCTGTCATCGTACGGTTCGTCCTCGTCCTCGTCCTCAAACACGGTATTGATTGCTTCTTCAAGCCTTGGATCAAACTCGCCTGATGCTTTTATTTCATCTGCCTCGACCCCGATATCCTCTAGGCTCTTTATAAAGTCTATAGCCGCATCCAGTTTTGATCTTTCTGGTACGTAGTGTGAAATGGAATTCCAAAGACGTTCTATATCTTCGTGTGTGAAATCAATTATCACTCTTCGGTTTCCTTTTCTTTTGAAACTGTTTTCTTTGCTTTTGGTTCGTTTGACGCTGGTTCCTCTTTTTGATTAGTGCTTTCATTAAAATTTGCCATGATCATATCTAATTTATCACCTGTCCATGCTTTCCTAAAGTCTATGTGTTCCTTGCCCTGTGGATCAACATACTTTAATCTGTTTCCGGTCTGTACAAGTATGCCTTTCTTTTCAAAAAGATCAACTAGTCCACTGTATGGATCCATGCCTGTGTCATAAGGAATCTTGACCTGTACGCCCTCAAATGGTTTGGCATATCTGGTCTTCATGACCTTACACGCCGCTCGGATACCCCTTACCTCAGATATCTTATTGCCTTTCTCGTCCTCCTTTAATTTTAATTTCTTCATTGCTATCACAATAGAACTCGCGTAGATGAAACCCTGACCACCTGATATCTTATCATCTGGGTCAAACATGTCCTGCGATGCGTATGTGTGGTTGGTTGCTATCAGTCCAACATTCCAACTACCAAACATATTCACACAGTTTCTCACTAGTGCCGTAAGAGCTTTGGGTTTTCTACCCAGGTCACCTTTCATGTCTCCCGCTTCGAATTGATTCACATCTGTTGGTGTCAGCATCATGCCTAAACTGTCTATGACAAAAAGAACTTTAGGTGCACCTTCTTTGTTGTCAGCATGTTGTTCTTTGTAACCTTTCATGAATTCTGATATTGTCTTCGCAACATCGTCTACCATTGACATACTTAATTTTAGAAGTTTTTCCTCTGATGTGTCTACTTTTAACGCTTGTAGCCATTGTTCGTCTAGTGCGTTCTCTGTGTCGATCAGTATAACGAATATACCTTGCTCTTGTGCGTTCTTGATTATGTTTCCTGATGCTATATAACTTTTACCTGCACCAGACTCTCCGGCAAGTACTGTCACTTTGCCCAAGGGAATACCCTTGTTGAAATCACTAGTCATTAAATAGTTCAATGCATAATTTCCTGTTGAGATCCAGTCTGTTGGATCACTAAATCCAATGCCTAAGCCTTGGATTGATTTTGTAATACTTTTTCTAAACTTTGTTGCATCAAATACTTTTGTCATTTTTATTTCCTTTCTAATATAGTTTTTGATAATTTTTAATTTTTCCTATTGGTAATAACCCTATACCGAGAGATTTTTCATAAGGATCTATTTGATTTTCTTTACACCATTTAATAAAATTTGGAACGAATATATCTTGTTTGTCACTGAACGAAACTATTATATCTGCTCCGATGTAGTGGTTGTTTCTTCCGTGCTTGTAGTCAGCAGGCAAGTTATCTTGCCAAAGAGCATTAAAAGATTTACCTAGCTCGTTGTATGCAAGATACACCTCGTGTTCTTTTTTTTGAAAAGTAATGAGCTCATATTCCTCTTTTGTTAATTTTAACCTCGGAGTTCTTTCTCTTTTTTTAGTCCACTGAATGTTAAGATCTTCTGGCTCTTGCATTGTAGATTTATTATGTTCCATTGTATGAACAGCATAATTTAGATCTCTTATACTTTCTTTAACATGCATTGGTGCTATCATAAACAATTTTGTTGGGTTGTCGTGTGTACCGGAAAGTTTTTCAAATTTCATATGTAGTTCGTTATATACTTCCTGTTCTGTCCATTCAACATTTTTTGGGATTTTGATATATTCGCACTTCATAAAGTTGTTTATATTTTCAACAGCATCGACTAGTATCTGATGTAAATCTTTTCTCCCCCTCAATGAGAAAAACGTCCTATAGTGATCGATATCGTTGCCATCGCCTACATAGATAGATTGAATTAATTTCCTCCATTTTTTTGCAACAGGATGATCGTAAAGTGCTATACGAAACGCAGGTTGTCCGTCGATTTCGTATAGCATACTGTCAGATTATTTTGCTTGTCTTGATCTAATCAACTTCAAGATGTCTTCTGCTCTCTTGGCACTGTCGCCCGCCGGGGCCGCCGTCGCCGGAGCCGCCTCAGGTTGTGGTGCTGGTACACTTTCAGTAACTGGAGCCGCTGTTTGAGCCGCCTCTGTCACTGGTGTTGCCGCTGGAGCCGATGCTGTTGGTACCGCTACCTGTGGTTTACCTTGGTAAGCCACGCCCGCTGGTCTGAAGTACTGTCCATACTGCTCGAGATCATAAGCCTCACCTTCCACAGATTTCGCAAATAG